GTGTTTAATCTATCCACTAATGATGATGTAGATTGTGATGCCGTATATGAATTGAAAGATGCCGTTGTTGCTAAATTTGATGCACCATATATGTTTCCAGGAGCATTTAAAGTTCCATCACTATGAAAATACCATTCTTTACTACCACTACCAAATTGGTCTGTATATGAAGTTAAAAGAAACCCACCAACGACATCAACTTGTAATAAACCATTTCCATAAATACCCGTACCGTTTGGTAATACTAATGTTCCATCGGTTCTAAAGTTCCAAGAACCTGAATTTGCACGAATACCAACTGAACCGGTTATTATTTGATTTCCTATAAATGTATTTGAACCCGTTGTTGCCAATGTAGTAAAATCAACCGTTCCAACACTACCACTAATAACACTAAATGATTGTGATATTGAATTGAAAGATTGTGTTAAACTATTGAATGAATTTATAGTAGTATATGAACCCGTTACAAATCCTAAATCTGAAATTTGTGAAGAACCACTTATAGTTCCATTTGCAACCGATGCCGTAAATGATGCAGTGTAAGAATTGAAAGATGATGTAGATAATTTACTATCTAATGAACTACTCAATGCATTGGTAACTAAGTCCGTTGCAAATGCACCATCCAACGAAGATGTTAGATTGTTTATAGAAATTTTATATGTTGTACTACCTGAAATACCAAGTACAAATGTTGTATCTAATGTAGCAACATTTAATGGAGGTAATTCCGATATTCTTTTTCTTGAGTTTGCCATTTATTATATTATTATATCTAAACCATCTTCGGTTATTATTATCGAATCATCTTCGGTTGCAACTGGCACATCTACCAATTTACCCATAACATAAATATCATCAACAGTAACATTATCGTAATCTATATAGTATTCATTTAAAGTTATTACTACATTATTTCCAACTTCTTTTATTGTATAGTTTCCTGGAATATGTAAACCAAATACTAATACTTCAAAATTATTAGGTGATGCTCCTTCGGTTCCATAATCTAATGTAACATTGTATATTGTTAATGTATTTAAATTATTATCAAATTCATCAATTACTCTTTGATTGTATCTCGCACTATGTTCTAATATTTCTTGATAAAAGTCGGATATAATTGTTTTGTTATTTACAACTTTTATTGGATTTGGATTAGAACGAGTATGTGAATCAAAAGAACGAGTAGTTGGTAGTTCTATATTTAACAAACTTCCTGTCAAATACGAATCATCATTCAAATTGTTAGTATTAACTTTTGGAATGATTCTATTTAATTTTCGTGTATTTGATGAAAATCTTTTAAGCATATTGTTCTATATCTCCTTTTATTTCTATGTAATCCTGTGAATCTAAATTATATTGAAATTCACTTCTAATAAATTTAATTAATAAACCATTCCCACCTTCTTCAACTATATAATCTGTTCCACTTATTGTCTGTGTATTAATATAAACTTGCAATCTGTCTTGCGTAGTTCTGTATTCAATTTCTCTTAATATACTCACAAATCTCCAACCCGTTGCTTCATAAATAAAATGAGTAGAATTTGTTAAATCCTTTGGAGTTAAAACCGCTTTGCCAGGTTTTCTACTGATTTTTTGTGTTATATCTAAAAGGCTTCTTTTCATTATGGAAGAATTTCAATAAATTTACCTGTAATAGTAATTTCATCATTATTATCTACTGGAAATCCAGGGGATAACGCTAATGTTAGTATGTTGTTTGTATATGATGTTACAGTAAAATGTGTTGTTTGATAATATCTTACACCATTTATATACAACTTAACATCATATGAGTTTTCTCCATATGTTAATCCAGTACTAATTACAGATACTAATTGTGGGGGTGCTTGTATTAACTTTACATTTTCAAATGTTGCCGAATTTGTTCCCCCATCTACTACTTTACTATTGTTTATTGAAAGAAAATCAATTAAATCTTTGTTATCATAATATGGAGATGGAGTTGTAAGCATTCCTTCTAATCTACCATTTGCAGTTACATCCGTTTCAGTTGCAACAATAATTCTTTTTGTAGAAAATGATTTTTTAATATTAGTATCACCATCAAATTTTTCAGGTAGTAAATATGCTTTAACTGTTAAACTAAATTCAACTCTGTTAATTCTTTCCGTTCCTTCTCCTACTTCGTTTACAACATTGAAATCACCTAACGATGTTCTAAATTTAAACTTATCCTTATCACCCCAATATGTTCCAGTATATTGTAATTGTTCTATTACTGAATTCAAATGTTCTGTATATGAAGTCCAAACCATGCAATCATAGTTTAATTCAACATATTCTGGCATTTGTATTTTATAAATTTCATATTTAGGTTGTACATTTTTACCCAATAATGTAAATCTATCGTATCTATTATCTTTTGAATATTTTGTAATACCTTGATATGAAACATGCCGATTATTCATTGGCATTTGGTCATCTTTTGCAATTGATGTTCTACGAATCATCATTATTGGTAATTGTATTTTACCTTTATTATCTCTAAAAACACCTTGTCTTCTAGCTCCATTCCATCTTTCGGAATTACCATAAATTACAGGTATTTTAACTGCTACTCCATTATTATCCAATGTAGGTAATGCAGTATCTTCTAAATAAGACATCATTGCATAATCTATATCAAAAAGAGAGATACTTTGTTTTAAGTCTCCTTTTGTAGATTTTGATTGCAGAATCCTATCTGTTTTTTTTAATGGGTTAGTAGACATATTAATCTATTCTTTTTTCTATGTTTAGATTCGATTTACTTACTTCAAATGCTGATATTACAATACTCCAATTATTATCAGGAGAACCTGCTACAAACTGAATTTCATTTGTATTATCAATTTCATAATAAGAATCATCGTAATATATAACATCACCAATTTCCGGATATACTTTTCGTTCTTCACACAATTCTCTATCAACTTTAAAAGTCATAGTTTGAGTGGCTTCAGAACCAAATCCCTCATATGTAACTCCTTCCGGGTCTTTATCTACTAAACCAAATAGTTCAACACCAGGATGCCAAGTTTTGTTTAACGATTCTCCGTAAATATTTACTTTTGTAGCATTTAAATCTATTTTAAATAAAACAAAAGTGTTTTCTATCACAGTATCTACCAATTCTCTGGCAATACTATGAAAAAAATCTAAATCTCTACCTATTGAAAACTTTGGCATATTATCCTACATATAATCTTAAAGGAACTTTTCTTAGCATTTCCTGATGGTGAGTGGATTCATGTGCTTTATTTTCCATCACATTCTTTCTACTCATCTCATCTAAGTTTTCTCTTAATTGGGTAATTAGCATATCTTTCTCTACCTGTGCCTCTGCTCTCAATGCTGCCCCATCTAAAGAGATTTCTGCATCAGGTATAGGGATAGATGAATACTTCTCTCTAATTGCCCCTAGTAACTCTTTAGAGAGAGCCAACGTGTACTTACGAATCCATTGTTTACCAACATCATTTATGTTTGAATATTGAATGAAATCGTATGGAATATCTGAATAATCCGAAAGTGAATCTGCTTGAATTGTTTGAGAATCATGTTCAAATTCATCTCTACTAATATACTCAAAGTATATTCTTTCTGGATGATTTATAGAAGGAACGGGGAATATTTCTAATTTATTATCTACTATATTAAATGAATGTGCCGATTTACGAATGTGGTCATTAAATTCAATATGTTGCATTCTTAGAACATCCTCATATAAAGGCATCATTAAGAATTGTGCCGCAGGAGAGTAATTACCAAATCCTAACTCACTCATTAAATTCAATGTACCTTGAGCTCCAACTGAATATGGGTCAAAGAAACGAGTAATTGCAGGAACTGCTTCGTGATAAACTCTTGTAACATCAATTGTGGATGAACCACTAAATATTGCTCCAAAAGAAAGACCCGATTCTACATCAGTTGCACCTTCCATTATATCATATATTTGAACCGATGATGTTAGAGTTACATATGCTTTCTTAATAGATGTTGAACCTCCAACTCCTGCCAAAGTTCCATATTGTTGTGCCATACGAACTGCAGTTGGTAAAAATGAACCATCTACAAGAGTTTGAGAAAAGTTTGCAACTCTTCCTTTTGGTTGTCCTCTTAAAATATCAAGGTTGTTACGAAGATTAAACTGATTTACTTGTGCAGAATATTCTGAAACAGATTCTTCGAAACAAGCAAAGATTTGGTCATTATCTAATTCAATATTAACAATTGGCCACCCCAATCTTTTTGCAACCCATGTTGCAGTTTTAGGTGCATCGTTTCTAAACCCACTATCTGAATCATAAATTCCAAAAGGAGTAGAAGAACCCGATATAAATGAGCCAGCAGATGAGCCTGACCAGTATGTGTTTACAGACATAATGAAAATTTATAGTTTTACACCTATAAATATAAGAAATAAAAAAGAACTGATATTCCTATAAAACAAAAAGGGAGAACATTTCTGTCCTCCCTTAATGGTTACTCTAATTGATTAAGATTAAAGAGTGTTTAATCCATCAATATAAATCTTACCGTAGAATTCTGGTCTTACGATTTTCTTAGCGTAACGAGTCATAACACCTCTACGTGGAGTAAAGTTAGTTGGGTCGTACACTAATGGAGTCATAATCAACGGAACGTATGGAGCGTAAACCGCACCTGTCTCGAAGAAGTTAGAACCTTTAAATCCTAATAAGATAACGTTCTCAGTCATATAAGGGTTTTTGTAAACATCATATCTGTTAGAGATTTGTCCGATGTTAGTTACACCTGCTGCGAAAGTTAAAGCATCTTTACCAGGGTTTGCAGAGAATCCGTTCATTGATTCTAAGATTGTAGCTACGTTTGGAGAAACAACTAAGAAGTTTGCTCCACCTCTCATAGTCAATTGGTGAATCTTGTTA